TTTATTTTGAATTTTAGTGCACATTTTGCCAAAACAAACAAATAATAATTCAGCGAAAATTTTGGCAATTGTATTATTGAAATCAATAATGACCAGCGGGCAGAATTTCCAATTATGACCTATATGACCCTAGTTTGTAATTTAGAATCCGGCGCACAGTTTCTTGCATTCGGATTTCTTGGCAAATTTATTTAAGTTGCCGCCGCAGCCGCGGTACGTGAACGGCTCGCAGCGTTTGGCGCCGGCATCGTATCGATAATAGGTGGCGGTGTAGTAGTCGTCGCAGGGGCCTTGTTCGAGCGGCAGGCCGCAAATCGCATAAAATGTCGTTCTAGGCGCTATGAGAGCGCGGTTCGCAACACATTAGGTTCTTCTGTTCCTCTTAGTGAGGGCGGGGGATCATCCCATCGCTAAAAAGCTGATGAGGTTCCGCTATAACTCCTAATGGCTCTCGAATCCGAGGCTCTTCACATAGCGTTGTTCGTAAAATTCATAGTCATTGGTGATGGGCATCAACCCGGCCGTTTGAAGCGGCTGTTCATCCTGAACAGCCATGATAGCCGAATTGAAGACCGCAACAACTTCATTGTATTGTTCAAGTCCATGCTGGTGTAACTCTGTGCAGAAAGAGTCGTAATGCTCGTGGAGCGATCCGACCGGTTCTGCGCCGGCGCGCTTCCGCACCCAATTCATTTGCTTCTTAATTGATTCTAGATCGAGTGGGGCGCGCACATCTGCGCGAGTTGTTGGGACAAATTTTCGTTTCAAATACGTAACGTCAGTCAGTAATTCAAAATCGAAATCTTCGTGCTCAGTTTTTGTCGAATTAGTGTAGCCGATTCCATGCCGGTCCATGCACGCTTTCATTATGCGAAAGCTAAATAAGTGCTTGAACTGATCGGACACGGAGACCACATGATCGTCGCCATAAAACGCGAACTCGAAGTTATCGATAATTTCTTGATCGGTGATAGATTCTTTTTGAATATCAGCTTCTTCCAAAATCGCGCAAATAACATAAATCCAGTTGCACAACGAGTTCAATGGTGCAGTCACGCTGACGCCACTGGGCAATCCTTGGTGTGTTTGTACCAAGTAAGTGCCCACGCAGACGTAAGTGTGAATCCAACTTTGAATAAGTGCAAGCCGGGCTTCATTGCCGGATGAGTCTGTGTGTATCCTAGAATACCAATTGTTGACACACTCTCCAGCCGCTAACATCACGTCCGCCATCAGTTTACCATCCCAGGCTTTGTAGTCACCTGCGACAATATTGGGAAATTTGTTCAAGCGATTGTATAGATGCGCCCATTCCGGTCCGGGAGTTGTAATTCCGACCGATATGGGAAGATCGACACAACGCTGTTGCATACCCATTGTCCACATCCCAAAATACTTGCGAGCAAGCATCAGAGAATCGAGAGGCATACCTTCAAACGTACGTGTTTTCGCTGCTCGTACTTTCGCTAAGGACACGAGCTCGTCCTTCAAATTTTCCGTCGCAAAATACAACGGAACGATTCCTTGCCGAAGCTCAGAATCCATTATTTCGAGATTCTCCAGTAAGTACTTTCCCAGAGACATCCCCTTCACCTCCCG